CGATGAAGGCCGCCGGGATCAAATCCCGGAAACGGGCGACGCTCGCCGTCGGCGACCTTTTCGAACCGCAGCCGATGGAGCCGTCGACCAGGATGTCGATGCTCCGGGCGATCGACCCTAAGAGGCGCTCGTGATCTTGCCCATCATCCAGGCGCCAGACCCTAGGCTTTTGGAGCCGTCGCATTCGGTCCAGGTACTATCCGCACGCCTCGGCCACCTGTTCGGCGCGCTCATCGACACGAGGATCAAGGCGAACGGCGTCGGCCTGTCGGCGGTCCAGATAGGCGTTCACCTGCGCGTGGCGACCGTCGACCCGGCCAGGTTCGGCGGGTTCCGCCTGCTGATAAACCCGGTCATCACGAGCCTTGACGGCAACTTCTTCGAGAGCCTAGATGGCTGCCTGTCGATCGGGCACGGGGTTCCGCGGTTCAAGGTTCGTCGCGCGCGGGGGGTCTTAATCAAGTTCCTCGACCTGAACGCCGAGGAGCAGATACTCGGGATCATGAACCCGTTCGCTGCCGCCGTTTTACAGCACGAAATAGACCACATGGACGGGAAGCTGATCGCTTAACGTCTTCCCCGCCATAAAGGGCGGGGATTTCCTCTACAGGTGGGCGACGTTCCGCCCCGACGCCGACCGTGGTCCGATCGACGATAGGCTGTGGAGGGCGCTGAAAAGGCAGGCCATCAACCGCGCCTTCGGCATCGGGTGAAGGTCCCCTAGCTATTCCGTCTATCCCAACTAAAATACATCGCATGGCTATTGCAGGCGGTAAGAAATCTGGCGGTCGCACCAAGGGCACGCCGAACAAGGCGACGGTCGAGCGTAAGCTGCTCGCGGAGCAGGCGATGGCGGCTTCGAAGGCGATGGAGAACCCCGAAGTTCGGGCGGCGGTCGCTGGCATCGAAGGGACGAAGGTCGCGGTTCGCAAGCTGGGCAAGGACATCCTCGACGAGTTCGCTAACGTCCTGGCGGGCGCGGCGGCGTTCTACCAGCCGATCCCAGGAAACCCGAACGCGGACCCGACGCTGTTCAAGGAATACGCGCGGCTGGCGGTCGATGCGGCGGACAGGGCGGCAGCGTATCAGAGCCCGAAGCTTTCGGCTGTCATGGTGGGCGCGGTGGTGGTGCAGAAGATCAAGATCGAAGGCGGGTTGCCTGACCTCGACCAGGCGCCGGAAACCATAGACGCGACGGCGAACCCGCCGGAACCGCCAGCGCAGATCGAAGCGCCGCCGATGGCGCAGCCCGTTGGTGCCAAGTGAGCGCGGCCTCTAACGTGCCGGACGACACCGGGACCTTGACGGTCCGGCTTCCGACGTTCTTTCCGAAGCAGCTCGAACTGTACCGGGCCACCCAGCAGCACAGGTTCGTGGCCGCGCGCTGCGGGCGCCGGTTCGGCAAGAACGTGGCGGGCGAGACGATAGCGTCGGACGACGCGATCAAGGGCCGCAGCGTGGGGTGGTTCGCCCCCGAGCACAAACGGCTGGCCGAATCCTACAACGTGATCGTGGAGAACCTGGCGCCGGTCAAGCGCGCGTCTTCCAAGACAGACGGGGTGATCCGCACCATCACCGGAGGGAGAATCGACTTCTGGTCGCTCGAAGACGAGAACGCGGGCCGGTCGCGCAAGTACCACCGGATCATCGTGGACGAGGCCGCGTTCACGAAGGCCGGCGCGCTCGACATCTGGGAGCGGTCGATCAAGCCGACGCTGCTCGACTACGGCGGGCGGGCTTTGGTCATGTCGAACACCAACGGCATCGACCCGGAGAACCTGATGTGGCAGCTCTGCAACCAGCCGCAACACGGGTTCTTCGACTTCCACGCGCCGACCCACAGCAACCCGTACCTGCCTGCGGCCGAGCTCGCCAAGCTCCAGGCCGACAACCCGCCGCTCGTCTATCAGCAAGAGTATTTGGCCGAGTTCGTCGACTTTTCAGGATCTTCGTTCTTTACCCGCGACAGCCTGCTCGTGAACGGCCAGCCGGTCGAGTTTCCGGTTCGCTGCGACGCAGTGTTCGCGGTCATCGACAGCGCGACCAAGACCGGGACGAAGAACGACGGAACCGGCGTCGTCTACTGCGCGCTGACGAAGAACGGCGCGCATCCGTTGACCATCCTCGACTGGGACATTCAGCAGATCGAGGGTGACCTGCTCATCACGTGGCTGCCGACCGTGTTCCAGAACCTCGAACACCTGGCGAAGACGTGCCACGCGCGCATGGGCTCGGTCGGCGCGATGATCGAGGACAAGGCGTCTGGCATGATCCTGCTCCAGCAGGCCCAACGGCGCGGGCTTCCGGCGACGGCCATCGATTCGGTGCTGACGTCGGTAGGCAAGGACGAGCGCGCGATCTCCGTGTCGGGGTACGTTTACAGGGGGCGGGTTAAAATCGCCCGGCTTGCTTACGATAAGGTCACGACGTTTAAGGGCACATCCAGAAATCATCTTCTAGGGGAAGTCGTCGGCTTCCGGATCGGCGATAAAACGTCGGGCCGGTCTGACGACTTGCTTTGACTGCTTCACCTACTCCGTCGCAATTGCACTGGGAAACAGCGAAGGAATATAGTCATGCTGGTCGGCAAGTTCGTGATCGTGGACAACGGCGAGAGCTATCGCACCGCCAAGATCGTCGAGGACGTTGGGGGCGGATATTTTATGGTGTCGTTCGACAACATGCAGAACCCGGACAGCATCCCGCCGAGGCCGATGGAACTAAACAGCCTAGATCAAATGGCAGGGAACGGCGTACAGGGAACGTGGGAGTTCTTCGACACCGAGGAAGATCGCCGGAGGTGGCTGGACTGGATGGACTCGCCCTCGACACCGAAGGTCGTAAAGCTTATCAAGGGCTAGATACGACGCAGGGATACTGACCATGTCGAACAACGGAAACGGAACGAACCTAGAGGCCCCGTCGGACGCCGCCGCGCCGCCGCAGCCGATCACGCCGGAAGCCGCCGCGAGCGCCATCGAGCAACAGCTCGACCCCGTCGTGCGCCAGGTCATCGGGACCATGATCCGCGGCCTTCTGGTCTCGGCTCCCGGCATCCAGCCACACATCCTGCTCAACAGCATCGCGCGGCAGACCGGTTCGCTGCTCGCCGGCGCGGTCACGTCGGACCTCGCGACCGTGCTGACCCTGCGCAAGGGGATGAAGGACGCGTTCGGCAACGGGGTGGCGAAGGAAAAGATCACGCAGCCGCCCATCCCGCAGGGGCCGTCGATGACGGTCGTCCGCAAAGGTTGAACTGATGCCGCGCGACGTCCGGGAAACCATCGACCTCCTGCGGCGCGAAGCCCACGTTGCCGGAAAACCGGAACTCGCTAGGATGTTCACCGCGTCGCTGATCCGCATCGACGAAGAAGCCGAGGCGGTGCGCCGCGCGCTGAAGGGCACAAAAGGGAACGAACCCGCATGAGCGTCCTCGGCGTCAACATCAACGGCTCGATCCTTGGCAACTCGCTCCAGGAGATGCTGACCGCCCAGGAGATTCAGCCTGGCGACCAGCCGTCATATTCTTTGTGTAAAACCATATACATGTACCACCCGCTCGGCTCCAAGATGGCCGAGTCGCCAATCGCGATGGCGCAGAGCCAGAAGCGCGAGATCAGCGTCCCGAACTCGCCGGAAGACCGCGTGCGCAACGCGTTCACGGAGCAGCACGAGAAGGACGGCATCGACGACCGAATCATGAACGTGATGGCGCTGTCCCGCGTCTACGGCATCGCCTCGATCGCCGCGCTCGCCGGCGGCGTCGCCCCGAACGTCCCGCTCGATTCGAAGAAGCTCTGGGAGTACGACATCGCATGGAACGTGCTCGACCCGCTCAACACCGCCGGGTCGCTGGTTCTGAACCAGGACGCGAACGCGCTGGACTTCCAGAAGGTGACAGCGATCTCGGTCAGCGGCGTTCCATACCACCGGTCCCGCAGCATCACGGTCATGAACGAGCGGCCGATCTACATCGGCTACACGAGTTCGGCGTTCGGCTACGTCGGGCGGTCGGTCTACCAGCGCGCGCTGTTCCCGCTCAAATCGTTCGTCCAGACGATGGTGACCGACGACATGGTGTCGCGGAAGGCTGGCGTGCTGATCGCCAAGCTCAAGCAGCCCGGCTCGATCATCGACAACCTGATGCAGACGATGGCCGGCATCAAGCGCGCGCTCCTGAAGGAAGCGGCGACGAACAACGTGATCTCGGTCTCCACCGACGAGGACATCGAGACGCTCAACATGCAGAACCTCGACGGCGCCTACAGCCTGGCGCGCAAGAACATCCTGGAGAACATCGCGGTCGCGGCCGACATGCCGGCGAAGCTGCTAAATTCCGAGACGTTCGCGGAGGGGTTCGGCGAGGGCACCGAGGACGCGAAGAACGTCGCGCGGTTCATCGACCGAATCCGGGAGCAGATGAACCCGCTCTACCGGTTCTTCGACCGATTCACGATGCACCGCGCTTGGAACCCGGAGTTCTACAAGATCATCCAGTCCGAGTTTTCGGAATACAAAGGGGTGCCCTACGAGCGGGCGTTCTTCCAGTGGCAGAACTCGTTCGCCACCGAGTGGCCGTCGCTCCTGACCGAGCCGCCGTCGGAGAAGATCAAAGTCGACGACGTCAAGCTAAAGGCGATCATCGCGATGCTCGAAGTGCTGATGCCCGCGCTCGACCCGGACAACAAGGCGGCGGTCATCGCGTGGGCGCAGGACAACTTCAACGAGCTCAAGCTTCTGTTCCAGAACCCGCTGCTGCTCGACTTCGACGCGCTCGAAGCCTACGTCCCGCCGGCGCCGCCCGCTTCGCTGGAGGAGCCGAAGGAACCGAAGCCGTTCGCGGCCCAGGACGCGCAGCCGCGAATCAGCCGAGCGCGCCGGGCGATCGAGCGGCTCGACGCGGCCGAGAACGATTTGTTCGCCACCGTGGCGGCCAGGGAATCGAGGGCCAAGTCGGCCATGAACGGGCGCGCGGGGATGAACGGGAGGGCGCAATGAGCCATTATCCTGTGGATAAGACGGAACCGAGAGAAGCCGACGTCGTCAGCATCTTCGACTTCGAACCGCGCTGCCATCGGATAACGATCCGGCACGACGAGCTTGCCGACGTGATCCCGATCACCATTTCCCGCATCGATCTTCCGTCGGACGTGACCGAGAGGTAGCGCCGTGCCGACCGACGATTTCTATACGGTGCTGACCGCCGCGATAACCGATCTGGCGGAGTTTGGATTCGACAGCATCGAGCGTGTTTCCAAGTGGACGGCGGCGCTGCGAGCGGCGGCCGAACGGTCGATGATCTCCCCGATAGCGCTGGAGCAGATGCTCCGCGACGGGCTGGCCTCGATCTACAAGAAGATGGTCGACGAAGGCGACATCGTTCGGTTCAACCCCGGTGTCGCGCGTTTCACGCTGGAGCAGGTCAAGCCCAAGCTGCGGGCCGAGCTGGAGCGGAGGATCTTCGCGTCCGCCGACCTGATCAAGCTCAACCGCAAGCAGTCGATCGACGACACGATCCAGAGGTTTCAGGGTTGGGCGACGTCGGTCCCGCAGGGCGGTTCGGACGTGACCCGAAAGCAGGACACGAAGGACTCGGTCCGCAAGTCGCTCGCGTCGCTGCCGTTCGAGGAGCGGCGCGTGATCATCGACCAGGGCCACAAGCTGGTGTCCTCGCTCAACGACATCCTGGCGACGGACGGCGGGGCCATTGCGGCGGTCTGGCGCCACCACCACGTCACCTACCCACGCCCTGAGCACGTCAAGCGGGACGGCGATGTGTTCCTGATTCGGGGGAGTTGGGCGCACAAGCGCGGGTTCGTGAAGCCGGGAAAGCCGGGCTACACCGATCAGATCGAGAAGCCAGGAGAAAAAATCTTCTGCCGATGCACATACACGTATTATTTCGGACTTAGAGAATTGCCGCCGAACATGCTAACGAAGAAGGGCGCGGCCGACCTCGAACGGGTGCGCAAGGAGATCGCGGCGTGAAAGAGCTACGCTTCAGCGACCGGGACCTGCAGAGGCTCGTGGCGACGGGCCTCAAGGACGCGCTGCGCCGCGCGGGGTTCAAGATTGGGGAGAACGGCGACGGGCACGCGTGCGTTATGCTTCCGGTCAACATCGGGCTGACCGGGATTTCCCAGGTGACGCACTTCGAAGATGGTTCCTGGATGTTCGAGCAGGAAGAGTCCGAGCAGATTCACGACCGCATGGCCGACGCGGGGGTCGCGCACTTCGAGGCCATGCGCGCGGCCGCGATCAAAAACGCAGGAGGCTGACATGCCCGTAGTTAAAAACCATACTATCGACGGGGCGACATTCCAGAGATTAGTCGGTGGAGCTTTGCGCCAAGAAATTCTTAATGCTGGATTTGAACAAGTATCGTCTGGATCAGAGAAACAGCTTGTCGTAATAATCGATGTACCGTTTCACAACTTAACGATGATAAAAAATAAAGACGGTTCAATTACATTCAAAACGGAATCGACTGATGCCGCTTGAAGGAGGGTCGAGCCGCGCAGCCATCTCCGCGAACATCGCGACGGAACGCAATGCTGGAAAGCCAGAGAAACAATCGGTCGCGATCGCGTATTCGAAGGCGCGCGGGGACGCCGCCGTCGCGTCGCTTGATCCTGTTCGCCTTGACGCGATCTGTGCCGGCGTGACAAAGCTGCAAGGGCGGTTCGACGCTTACTGCGATCGGCGGGATTCAAACACTTCGAACCCGCTGACCACCGCGACGAGAATCGCCGCGCAGCGGGTGTCCGGGAAAGACGCGCCACTGATGGAATACGCGCTGTCGCGGAAGGACGCTAACTCGCCAGCGTACGATGCGGCTCTTGCGAAATTCCGTGAAGCGTCGCAGAAGTTCACCGAAGCGCAGCGGGCCTACCGAGCGCGTCAAATCGACGACGCCGCGTTCTTGAAGGTGAAGGCCGCTTTCGACCAAGCGCAAAAAGACATGGACCGGAGCACCCCACCGGGGCACTGATGAAAGCAGCCGGCATCCTTTTCCTCACGACTGCGGGCACCGCGCTATTTTTGAAGCGCGGGCCGGCTGCCCCTGACTGCGCCGGGTGCTGGGATTTTCCAGGCGGCGGCCAGGAAGGCGACGAGACAGCCGAGCAGACCGCAGTTCGAGAAACCAAGGAAGAAATCGGGTTCCTGCCGGAAGGTGAGCGCCGCGTTCACACCAGGCAGAAAACAGGCCCCGCGCCGGCACCTAGCGCCCCCAGCGCCAGTGCCCCCGCCGGTTCGGCCAGCCCCGGCGCGGCGGCGGTCCCTGTTCCGCTTGCCGCGCCGATGCCGGTCGACGTGGACTTCACGACGTTCATTCAGAAAGTTTCGGAAGAGTTTTCCCCAGAGGTCAACGAGAACGAGCACGTCGGCTACGCCTGGGCGCCGGTCGATTCGCCGCCAGAACCGCTTCATCCCGGATGCCGGATCGCGCTCGACCGCCTGGCGATGCACGAATTAGGGGTCGCGCGCGCCATCGCGTCGGGCGAGCTGACGTCGCCTCAACGCTACGAGAATATGTGGCTTTTCGCGTTGCGGATCACCGGGACCGACACGGCGTACCGGCGCAAGCGCGACGAGTTTGTCTACCGCCCGCCCGAGCATTACCTGACCGAAGAGTTCCTCGCGCGGTGCAACGGGCTGACCGTCACGTACATGCACCCACCGAAGTCGCTGCTCAATTCCGAGGAGTTTGCGGAAAGAGTTGTGGGAAGCGTGCTCTTGCCCTACATTGACGGCGACGAGGTCTGGGGTGTAGCCAAGATTTACGACGACCACGTCGCCGCGATGATGGAGGAGAAGAAGCTTTCGACCTCCCCGGCTGTGTTCTTCGGTGATCCGGGCGTCAACAAGAAGCTGACGCTCGAAAACGGTTCGACGTTGCTGATCGAGGGTAAGCCTAGCCTGCTCGACCATCTCGCCATCTGCGAGCAAGGCGTCTGGGATAAAGGCGGGGAGCCATCCGGAGTTCGTTCCGAAACACGAGAGGACGCTGACATGCCGAAGACCGCGGAAGAGATGAAGGCCGACGAAGAAGCCGAAACCAAGAAAAAGGCTGATGCCGAAGAAGAGGCCAAGAAGAAGGCCGACGCCGAGGCCGAAGAGAAGAAAAAGGCCGACGCCGACGCTGGCCAGAAGCTCGACCAGGTCCTGACCCATCTCGACTCGATGGGCAAGCGCATGGACGCGATGGAAGGCAAAGACAAAGCCCGCGACGACGCCGAAGCCAAGATGAAGGCCGACGCCGAAGAAGAGGCGCGCAAGGCGGGCGACCCGAAGCAGGTCGCGGCCGACAAGGCGAAGAAAGACGCCGACGAGAAAGAGGCCGAGGAAAAGTCCAAGAAGGACGCCGAAGACAAGGCGAAGGCCGACGCGGAGGAAAAGACCGCCCTCCGCAGCCGCATCGACGAGGTCGCTTCGATGATCCCGAAGCACCCCGGCGACAAGGACTACGACGCCCTGATCGACGCGCAGGCGAAGGCCGACTCGGTCTACGGCGAGTTCGGCAAGAGCGCGCCGCACCCGGTCCGCGGCGAGACCGCCCCGCTTTACCGCAGGCGCGTCCTTCGCGACCTCAAGGTCTACAGCCCGGCCTGGAAGGACGTCGACCTCAACGCGATCGCGGACGACAACGCGCTGGTGCCCATCGAGGCGCAAATCTTCGCCGACTCGACCACGGCGGCGCGCAACCCGGTCGACATCGAGCCCGGCATCCTGATCCCGCGCACGCGCAAGGACCCGGTCACTGGGCAGGTCATCACCACGTTCGTGGGGAAGGACTCGTTCTTCCATACGTTCAACCGAGCGCCGCGCTACGTCACGCGGTTCAACACGGGCAACGACAAGCGGGCTTAACCGCCAGGCGTCACCCCACGGCCCACGGCCACATCTAGCTAGGAAAGTTCGAACCCCATGACTGGCATCACGATCAACCCGGCCCTGACGCAGAACGCCCTCGGGTCGTTCAACGTCGAGACGACTGGCTACATTCAGGGCCAGGCGCTCGACCAGCCGTCGATCCGCAACTCGCTCGCTGGCGGCATCCTCGGCCCGAACGAGACGCTCCCGATGTGGGGCGGCGTCGGCATCTCGGAAGCCGTCCCGTCCGGCATCGCGTCCGGCACCATCCCGCAGACCGGCAGCGCTTCGGCGCTCGGCGGGTTTATCACCCGGGCGCTCACGCTCACGGCCGGTGCCGGCTGCCTCACGGGGTTCTCGGTGTTCGACCAGAACCACTCGATGGTGAACTCGCCGGAAAGCCCGGTCCCGCTGTCGGCCCCGTCGATGCAGGTCAACTTCTACCGGCTCGGCTCCGGCGCCCGCATCGCGGTCGCGGTCGCGCCCGGCCTGGTCGACCTTCGCGGCGCCATCATCACCAGCCAGTTGAGCTGGGACTTCACCAACCAGAACCTCATCCCGTACTCGGGGACCTACGCGGCCGACACGATCACGGGCGCGGTGTGGGCGAACACGAACGGCGGGCAGACCACGTTCACGGTCTCGTCCGACCTGACCGCCGACATCAACGCCGGCGACGTCATCGAGGTCACCGGCGTGGTCTCGACCGCTGCGGCGGGCGTCTTCAACGGCCAGTTCGTGGTCGTCTCGATCACGTCGACGACCATCGTCGTGGTGCAACTCGCGGCCGCCAACCCAGGCACCTACTCGAGCGGCGGTTCGGTCAGCGCGGGCGGCGGCGCGCTCCCCGTGTCGATCCTCGACGTCCAAATCGGAAACTCGATGGCGGTCGTCTACAACCCCGTCACCGGCTTCGCCACCTGGAACCGCCAGGGCGACGTCGCCATCATCCTGATCTAACCCGGTCGGCCGCGATCGCCTGACCTTTAGAGGAAACCGAAGATGCCCAACATCGCACCGGCCTACGTGACGATCTCGCCGAACTACACGATGCCCGAGCTGATCCTGCCGTACAGCCAGGCGTCGGGCGCGTTCGCCCTGCTCCCGACCGGGGGGCCGCTGGTCCGCCTGTCGGACGGCGACCTGCAGGTTTACATCCGCCGCATCGACGTGCGGACCAAGGTGGCGGCGGGCCAGAGCGCCTACAACGAGCTGCCGTCGGTCGGCGTGGCGTTCTCGCAGATCAAGACCCCGACGTACCTCCAGCGGGTTCGCGCCGAGTACGACCACCACGACACCGCGGCGGTCGGCCGGTGGGGCGCTTCCATCGTCGAGGTCCAACGCCTCGGCATGCGGCAGGCCCACTTCCAGCTCGGCCGCGTAGCCCTTCTCGACGGCTTCAACCCGGCGAACGGCGAAGGCCTGCTCAACGCCAACGGCGCGACGTCGGTGCCGCTGCCCCCGGACTCGAACAACCACGACACCGTCGTCACCTACGACAACGGCGAGATGGCGTTCTTCCTGATGGGGCAGGTCGCGGCGATCAAGTCGCGGACCAACCAGCTCGGCATCGGCCGGAAGTTCACCATCCTCGGGCCGCAGGAAACCCTGAGCCTGTTCGAGTACAACGTGATCCAGCTCACTCAGATGC